GGGTTGAAAATAATAAAGTAGTTTTACCTACTCGGGAAGAATTTATACAAGAATTAAATCCAGAAGAACCAGAAGAAACACAGACTGAAGAAGAAATTACACCTACGCCTACACAAGACAATACTGGTGGCGGTGGGGATGTTGAATTAATTGGTGGGGACAATTTATATAGACCACAAGAAACAGAAGCCCAAGAACCTCCTGATACTATAGAAGCCCAAGAACCTCCTGTGCCTGAACCTGAAGTAACAGAAGCTATCCCAGAATCCAACCCAGCTATCCCAGAATCCAATCCAACGCCAATTGATGTTGGTGTTACAGAATCACCAAACAGACAACCAACAACACAACCACAGGAAGTCAGAGATCAGGAAAGTCCACAATACGTAGAAACCGCAAGGTCTGATCTGTCTAAACTACCAAAATCTATACAAGATTTTTTAAACAGGTCAGAAGAACAGGAGCCAGTCTATAATGTCTGAAGAAAACATTTCAATCTTTCGTCAAGAGCTAGAAAGAGTTAAAACACAATTTGAAGACAAGTTTCAGGATATCATGGCCTCTGTTCGTGCTGATAGAGAAAATGATAAAAGAACTCTACAAATGGTCAATGAAAATATTAATAATGACAGAAAGGCCATTAATCAAAATAGAGCTTTGAATGATAAGTTAGAAACTCTTCTTAATGTACAGAATACCATGCTTAGTGAACTTAGAAGCATGAATAACAGCATCAAAGACCTTTCAGGTGGCGGTGGTGGTTTGGGCGGAATATTGGCCGCTGGTGGGGCAGCTGCGGCAGCAGGTGCAGGCTTGACTGCAGCTGGTTTTTTTGGTATGGGTGGAGATACCGATCCGGCTGGAAATGGCGGCGGAACAAGAGATACTGGCGGTGGTGAAAGACCTATAGTAAGAACTCCTAACATAAGACCAAGAACTTCTGATGTAACAAATGAAACTGTACAAAGTACAAAAGACAGAATAAGTGAAAGAATAGGAAGAGAAATATCAGAAGAAGAATTTAGAGCTTTGGTGGGTATCACTAGTTCTGAAGGTGGCGAACAATTTGGTCCTGAAGAATCTGCTGCAATTATAGCAACTGTTATTAACAGATTTGAACAAACCAAACAAGCAACAGGTAATGAGGATTTAACTCTAACAGATATTATATTCGCAGATAGACAATTCACACCAGCAACTGGAGCTTTGACTGGTTATTCAGATGTCATGGCAGGTCATGATGAAGCGGGTCTAAGAAGATTTACTGAAGCTTATGCAGGAAATCCTGATAATAGTTTTGTTGGGGGCGTTGAAGCATTCTTGGATAACCCTGATGCTTACGAAGGAATTAATTATTTTGCTGCAAGAGGCGTTCCTCACATAGGGACACCAGTTGAAGGTGTCGGGGGTGGCGGTAACGTATTCAGAGTAGGAAGAGGCGGAGATTTCTCGTCTGGAGGTAGAGGTAATTTTGATTTATTCCTAGAATATCTAAGAGAAAACAATATTGATATTAGAGGAATGCAAGATAACCCAAGTGGGGATATAGAATCTGACGCTGAAAGAGTAGAAGGTGATGGTGTCACAGAACTATTAAATAGATTTAATATTGATCCAAATAGTTTAAGATTTGACGAAGAAGGTCGCCTAAAGAACGAATTATACGATACTGAAGGATATCCAATAAGACTTTCTCCAAAAGACGCTGAAGAATTAAGCCAAGGGTTAGGTATAGAACTTCCATCATCAATGGAAGAACTAAGAAGCGATCTTGCTTCTAGAGATGTTGCAGTTGAATACGAGGATAGATTCTCTCCGGGCACACCTACATCCTCAAACACCGAAGAATTGATAGGAAGAAGCAACGAAACAATTAGAAAATATTATGCAGAAAGATTAGGACTTCCTGAAGATATTTCAATGAAGGAAATCAGAGAATATATGTTAGAAAATGATATATCCTCTGCACCGGCATTAAAAAGCGTTATGATAGGAAGAGGGGGCGTGGAAGATATTGGAGGTTTGTTTAGAGATTTAGAAGATGTTGCCTCTAGAGTTCAACCTGCATCTGGGCCACACAGAACAGTAAGCGGGCTGCCAGCAGAACATATGGATTATTCCCAAGGTCTTCTTGCAGCAAAATTGACTGAAGGTTCACCTTTAACAGAATATCTAGCAGAAAGAGAAACACTAGATGGGGGTGGAGGTGATGATATTATTGATGGTGGAGATGGGAGAGATACATTAGATCCACAAGATACACCTTTAGGCCCAAGAATTCCAGAAGAAAATCCAACAGAACCAACAGAAGAAACTCCAACAGGATTTCCAACTTTATTTGAACAATTCGAGCGCGGTGAATCTCCTACTAGTATGACTGGTATGGAATTAGCGCCCCCAGTTGTAGATGCGCTAGCGCCTGATCTACCAGAACCACCGGCTGAAGAAGATCCAAGAGAAACTACAAGAGAAACCCCAAGCGGTGGATATACTGGTGGTGGAGGTGGTTCAAGTGAACAAGAACAACCACAAATAGAATCAAATGCTATTGGTAGATTCCCATGGGCAGAAAAAATTATCAAATATTACAATCTATCTGATATGATAAAGACTAATATGTTATCATAAAAAAAAGGGAGCCGAAGCTCCCTTTTTTCTTAACGATTTGCTAGATCTTTAAAGAATTCCAACGAATCGTCATCATCCTCGTCGTCTGAAGCATATGAAGGTGGTGGGGATGCTTTCTGACGAGGGGCAGGAGTCTCATCTTCAATAGTGATCTCCTGATCTGCCGCCCGAATAGGGTATCCGTCATCTTCAGCCAGAACCTTATTCAGCCTTTTCTTAAGGTCTTCATAAGACTTGAACTGATTAGGAGCAACAAGTTCTGCAAGAGAATGTTCTTGTTTCCAGATACGCTCTAGTTCTTCATCATCCTCAAAAAGAGGACCCGCCCGATCAAACTCAGACTTGTCGTAGTTACGGTAACCATCAAGGTTACGAATCTTGAGTTTGAAGTTAGCGCCATTCCACAAATCGAATGGGTTAACTGCTTCTTCATCAGCAAACTGAGGAATCATGGCTTCTTTGATCTTATCAAAGATTTTCTTGCCATACTTAAAGAGGAATACTTTTCCCTCATTATCAGGGTTGGAGGGATCGCTAACAACGTAAATGTTAGAAATGTAAGTCAGCTTGCGCTTCTGCTTACGGGCGATTTCCTTGTTGGCTTCAATACCACTATTCCAGAGTTTAGAATTATACTCAGAAACAGGGTCTGCTTGCTTGAGAGTAGTCAACGAGTTTTCAATATACCAACCACCGGGGCCTTGAAAAGCGTGACTGAAAAGTTGAACGTAGTTTTCTTCTTCATCTCCCGGAGGCGGGAGGAATCGAATTACTGCATAGCCGTTACCAGCTTTATCTACAGTAGGAACCCAATAACGGTCATCTTTACCTGAACCCTCATTAGCAGTACTTTGAAGTTTCTTGGTAAGTTCCTCAATGGAAGCCTTGCCTGATTTTGCTTTGAGTTTAGAAAAATCCATGTGTATCTCCGTATATTTTTGTATATGTTGTATGTTTTGTATATTAGTGTTGAGCTTTTGCTCGCAACTATATTTATACTAGCAGATTTAGCTGAAGTTGTCAATCACTATCTTTTTTATCTTCTCCTTGTCATATTTTATGAATGGTGTGTATTTTTCTATAATCTTTCTAACTTCCTCATAAACTATATCATATTCCATCTTAGCATCCCAGTGTTTTTTGGCTTTTGTAATATCAAGCAAAACGCACATGGTTTCTAAGCTAATATGTTTCCCCAAATACAACCTTAAAAGATAAGGGTGTGGGTCATCATCAGATACTATGAAGTTAGCATCAAACGTTGGGGCCAAGTTGTTTAGTTCTTTTTTGAAGTTGTATGTGAAAGACTGTTGTTTCTTTAACCAGTCTTTGTATTTGACTTCAGCCTCTTCACTGTAAGCCAAATCTTTAATCCAAGCTTTAGGATTAATAACTAAATTTGATAATAGAAAATTATGTACATCTTGATGTTTAGAAAGCTTCTGAAAGAAAATCTTATCTTTGCGTTTCTCAAATGACTGTACATTTGTTCTTACTTTACCATTATACTTGAAATAATCATAATTGTCTTTGGTAAAGTGTTGTTTGAGCGCGAGATATTCTTTGTAACACTCAAATGGGGTCATGTTAAATTGGTAACCTTGCACCACGTTTTAGAATATTAAGTTCTTCTGCTTCAGCTTGAACTTTAGATTTTAGACTATTGTCTTTCTTAATCCAAACAGCAGCAGTCTCTACTTCAATATTATTTTTTTCACACCACATTACTATGGCATCAATATATTCAACCTTGTTATTTCTACAGAGATTTTCAATCTCTATAATGAATTTGTTTTTATCAAACATGCAAACTCCGGGAAATCATAGTTAAAAGAGAGACAATATTTTTTATCTATAAAGGTTGAATTTTATATTCTTCATTACAGAACCCATAACAAAGTCCATCTTCTTTAATTTCACTTAAGTTAAATCTAGTGGATAGAAATTGTCTTTTTGTAGCTTCTAGTGGAGAATTTCCCCACTTTGGCTTAGTTATGATATAATCATTAACTTTGGCCTTTGCTTTGAAGTCACCTATAACTTTATCATAACCTTTAATGACATTTAAGACTACTGCCACTTTATCTCTATGACTTAACAAAGATAAATCGCCAAAGAAATCCCAACTACTTTCAAAGACTTTACTATCTTTATTCACTAATAATTTTTGAGCTTGTTGATATTCTTCGTTGTCTAATTTAAGTTTTTCTATAAAACTGTCAACTGTTGGAAATTCAGCTACTGTATACTGTATCGTATAAATCTCACCTTTTATCAACAAACCTAGATTTAACTTATGTAATTTAAGTTCATCCATAAAAAGTATTTAACAGATTACTTTGTTGTTTAGAGAAATCTGATAATCTTTAATCTCACCATAATCAATATTAATTTCTCTGATTACGGTTCTGTTCATATCATCAATTTCATAGATTTTAACTTCTGCAAATACTGCTCTGTCAGTTTGCAGTTCGTCTGCGATTTTAGCATAATCCATAATGTAACTCCTGAAAGGTTTCCAAGGGCCATTAAGACCCTTGGATTTTAAGACTTAGTAACGGAAATCAACACCAAAAGTAAGCTCTTGCTGTTCAAAGTTACGATTTACTTCAAGCTTGGTATAGACATTAACTTCGTCAGTAAGCATATAAGCAACATTTAAATTGAGAGAGTTAATTTCATCGGAGCTAAGATCACGATAGTTAAACTCGACTGTAGGAGTAAAAGTAAAGCGATCAACTGCATATTCAGCACCAACTTCACCAATCAAAGTATCAGCCTTAACTGCATATTCGGTGCTACCAACGAAGGTCCAATCTCCTGCATAAGCAGTGGTACCAAGAGCGAGAACAGCAGCGGCTGCCATAAGAATAGTTTTCATATTATTTTCCTTTATTGTTATAACATAAGTGATTGCCGGATTCTGTTTCTAGGTTCCGGCGGACCCAAGTAACTTACGCCGCTAGGGCGAAAGCACGAGGTGCAAAGTTATCGTTTGCATTTGTTAGGTTGTTCCTATTACGGAGAACACCCGGTAAACTCCACTTCATCTTCACACCTGTCGATCCTATTTCGACCCCATCAAAAAGATTTTACGGGATAGTTTATGTATACCCATATATAAAAACAAGATTCCAAACAAAGCATATTTTACCGCGATGAGATACCATGGAAGCTTATTTTGTGAAAAGCAAAGCATATGGAATATTGATATCATAATAAAATCCTTTTGGTGGAGTCGTCCGGTTCCGCCCCGGAGTCCAGTATGTGTCCACGTTGCTTCAACGTTTACATGTATACTTATACCCTATCTGGCAACTGATGTCAATAGGGTATAAGTGATTTTAGTGACAGTTGCTAAAAGGCAACTTACGTAAAACCATTAGACTGTAGGTAGCCCTTTACAGCGTCATGAACACCGGGATCACCGGAACTTTTTGGTCCTTTGGCGTATCTTAATCCTATTTCATGATCCCTTACAGTTTTTGTAAAATTTCCAGCTTCTTCGGGAGACATGCCTTTAGCCACTCCGTGAGCAAATACCGCGTCATCCGGATAGGGGTGTCCATTTTTTTGATGATGGGCCAAAACCTTCAAGCCAGATTCAATATGTTCCTTTGAGAAACCTTTTGAGAAATCTGATTCTTCTTTGATTACACCACTTCTAAGATTTCCATTAATTTTTGAAGTGTTATTTACAAAATTAATGGTTGATTCAATAAGATTGTTTGACATTTTTATATCCTTTATAAAGTTTATAGGTTGGGTTAACCAATCTTATTTATAATTTCTTTTTTTTCTAACACCATACCCTAAACGTTTCATGACATTCATTCTTTCTTCATCAGTGTATCTAGACCATAGACGTATTTCATCAATAGTTCTATTACAACCAGTGCAAGTTCTGGTATCTTTGTCTATTTTACATACACTGATGCAAGGAGTTATCATGTCATGAAACCTTTAATAGAATAGTGTTCTCGTTAATGCGATGAGCCAAGTTAGTTTTATTTCCCATACTATCTTCGTCCATCAACTTACGCAATACAATTTTACCGCCATTCAAGACACGCTGAACAAAGTATTCAGCTTTACGTCCAGTGCGTTTAGTCATAGATGTATTTTCATCATAGTTGATGATACTTGTCCCCTTTACTTGCAATCCGCCTCTATCAATAGCACGAATAACAGTAAGAGTTTTATACTTAGTATTGAAAGTCCAAAGCTCAGAAGCACCAATGATCTTTTCAGGATTGATGGATGCAATCTTAAAGGTTGAATCTTCCTTCTGATATTTGAAACCCTTGAGTTTCTTTTCAATAGATACAGCACGTGGCTTACGTGGCGCTCTAGTCTTTTTAGTTACGTCAGAATATTTCTGCGCATCCTCAATGATAGAATTAAAGAAACCAATGTCTTCCACCATCTTAGATTTAGGAAAACTCTTGTAAGCTTCTTTCAATTGCTTATCAACACCAGCATATGCATCAAGAAGCTCATTAAGCCAACCTTGATATGCATTAATAATAGCAGGGCTATACGATGCTGGGATTTGTTTTGCCTTGAGCCACTCGTACAGAGAAAACCCTTTGTTTTGTTCTCTGTTATCTACAATGTCTTCAAGCTCAGCAAGGATTTCACTAGTGCGTTCCTTAACACGATCTTGAATAGAGATTACTTCTTTCTTCTCTTTAACCTCTGTTTTTTTAACACGTTCAATAGCTTCTTTGATTTTATTATCCACATAACGGATATCATTATCTTCAAGCGTATATCCACGGGAAGAAAGACGAATATACCAAGCAGCAGTCAACGGAATAAAGGCATCAGAGACACCTTTAAACTTCTTGATATCACTATTACGATTATCAAGTTTCAAATATTCATTGATATATTCTTTTGCCTCACTAACGTTAGACATACAGTTATACCAATTGAGAGCCTTAATCAATTCAGACTTTGAAGGCTGTTTAGTAAATTCAGGTTCAGGACCAATATACTTAACGTTAATCAAGTAATTCTGATCTTTAGTAATCCTACTTTTCTTTTGTTTTTTAGGGGCCATAATTCTATTTGCCATTTTCCTGTCTTTCAAGTATGTAGGAATATTAAAAAGGTAGAGGCTGCTTACGCAGCCTCAGCCATTTCTACCGCAAGTTCAAGTGCTTTGATCTTGGTGTTCTTGTTAACACCATACCAAGCAGAGTGCAGGCGGGTATCGTTAGAACGACCAGCAAGGTGGTCAGTCACATAAGTAACCGCGTTGAACGGTTGCCACCAGCTACCCTCAGCATATTCAGCGCCCGGTTGGGTATGAAGAATATCCAGAGCAATACCAGCGTTCTTGGACATGTCCTTGGTTGCTTTACCAGTAACCGGGAAGACACGGCGGAAGTATTCCACAATATCCTCGTCCTTTGCACGACGCGAGCCAAGAAACTCAGCCATTTCCTTATACTTCTGAAGCTTATCAGTAGCAATACCAAGAGCTTCCTTAGCATAAGAAGGATCAAACACTTTACGGTGGGAAAGCTTGAACATACGTTCAGCCTTAGCACCAAGCGAAAGCGTCAGAGTGTTGTTGCAAACAACGCGGATCGGGGTAAACCGAATATCAGTGGAGAACCCATACTTGTGGAAGTTAGAGAACAGAAGATAAGAATCAATCTGATCGCCTTTGAAAAGCTCAAACGATTCTTTAACTTTTGCAAGACCCCAAACAATCTGTCCCTCTTTGAGAGAACCAGCGGTATGCATTTCCATATCACCAGCCATAACAAATTCATGGAAGAAATCA